ATACTTCGGCTGTGTATTTATTGAAACACCGCTCTACATAAACCACCGTCCCATCATCAAAATAGACGGTATGGTTGTAAATTTGCAGATCGAGCACGTTGATGTCACGCATCGTTTGCAGCGCGTTTCGGACATGGCCAAGATGCGAAAGGCCGGCCTCTACAGAGCCCGCGAAACCGGCGAAGTAATCGCCCTGCTTGAATCCATAAAGACCGGCCAGGATATCCATGCTTTCCCTTGAATTAGGACGCCGGCATGGCCACGGTGAAGCTGTCGATGGTGGTGGTCGCGCCGGCGGTGATGGCGGTGGAGCTCATGTTGAGCTGGGCGCCGGAGGTGGAGACCGAGCCGTCGAAGTGGGCGGCCGTGGTGGTGGCGCCGGTGGTCAGATCATTGGCGTAGAAGCGGAACCAGCCGGCCGTACCGGTGGTGGTGGCGACGCCGGACCAGACCTCGGAGGTGGACTTGGCGATGACGCCGCTCGCGGGCGTACCGAAGTTCAGGCCGTTGGTGGTGGAACCAGCCGTGAAGGTCCCGGAGGACACGGTGATTTCGAGCAGCACCGTGGAGGCTTCGGCATCGTCGGCCGAGGAGGGCTGGACGCCGGAGAACACGCGGATGACGCCGGCGGCCATGCTGTCCTTGAAGCTTTGGGTTCCGAGCAGCTTGTTGCGCAGGCCGGTTGAGAGGCGAAGAGCCATATCGTCCTCCTACGGATGATAGATGGCCACGGCTCGGCGCGGCAGCAGCAGTATTGCACCACCGCTCGCCGTGGCGTTCATGGCCACTTTGTCGAAGGTGAGTTTGAGGATGTTGCCTTCGGGGAGAGCCAGCTCCAGCCCTCTGGCCGTGGCCCAGAGGTACGCCCGAACGGGATTGAGCTTGGACATCACGTCGCTGGCCAGCACCGGCACGCACATGCGCGGGATGACCGGATCGTGGGAGACAACGGTTTGCTGCATGGAACCCGGATCGAAGCCGGCCAGGTAGACGATGCGGTCGTCGGTGCCGACATACAGGCCGCCATCGACCGGTGCGATCATGCGCACGGCAGAGGACTGCGGCAGCCGGCAGGAGCCGACGCGCACATGGTGCGGATAGCCGGGGGCGGTATAGACCACGTCGTTGCCGACGCCGATCCAGACCCGGCCGGCTGCGGCCGCCAGCACGTTCCCGGCTGACACTGTGGCGTATTCGGCCGCCTCGCGTTGGTCCGAGGAAAACGGGATGCCGCCCCAGCCTTTGGCTTGGCCATCCGTGATCCGCCCCTGCTGCACGCCGTTGGACCAGTAGAGCGACTGCCCCAACCGACACCAGCCCAGGCGCAACCCTGGGGTCAGGTTGGTCAGGAAGGCGGTCTTTACCATTCCGGCCACGCGGTAGAGCGTATCGCCGGCGGCCACGTACCAGATGTCACCGTCCACCTGGGGCGAGTGCGGGGGCGCTGGAAACTGGAGCGCGACCGAATAGCCGGGGCGATTGCGCCAGCGTCGGCCTCCGTCGAGCACATCCAGGTTGAGGAGGCGGGCCGCTTCCCAGGAACTCGTTTGAGGGTCATAGGCAAGCGAGCTCGGATCGGATCTGGTATTGAGCCCCAGGCAAGCGCGGAAGGGGACGGTGATCACTGGCACCACCCCATTGCGTCGGTGATGGGCGTGGCCTCCTCCGGCCATGGGCCGATGTCCACGGCCAGCGTCTCCAGGGCTTCCAGGTAGCGGTTCTGATGGTAAGCGGTGTTCACCTTGCTGTCGTTCTGCTCCTGCTCGGCCAGAGCAAACCCGGCGGCGCAGGCGAAATCGATCAGCATGGACGCGGCCACCTCGGCAGGCAACTCCAGGGGCTTGTCCGTGCCTCCCATAAGGGGCGTCGGCAACCGGTGATACTGAAGCATGATACGGCGCGGCTCGGATGGAACACGCCAATACCGAAGCTGCTGGGCGTAGACGGCCACGCCAACGATTTGCCCATGCTGCAGTGCTCCCGGGCCGCGCACGCGCTGCAGGGCCGACCAGGGCCGAACCTTGATGGCCCGGCCCGTGGTGACGTCCCACGCGCCATGGAGATTGGCCTGCCAGTCAGCCGGGAGGGCTACGGCCTCGGCAGTGGTCACGATCTCCACCTCGCCCGACGTGGCCAGGGACGGCAGATACACGCGCCGGCGCGCCAACTTGGCGACGATGTCCCCCAGGCAGCGATTGAGCCACCGAACGACTTTGGGCTCATCGGTCGAGGGGCACTTGACTGTATCCAAAACCTCCTCGGCGAGCTGATGCAAGGTCTCGACGTGAGCGTCTTTTACGCCCTCAGCCATTGCCTGGGGGATGGTGATCGTTCCGTCGGACATCGGCTACGCTCCCCGGACTTCCCACCAGCCCGAGGCGTTGGCCGCGGTCACGATGGTCAGGACACCGTTGGAGAATGCAGCCGAAGTGCATGGGGTGACACTGACGAAGTTGGCACTTTTAAGCGCTACGGGGATGCTGCCACCCGTAGAACCGCTGCCGTTGGCAAACGTGCCGGTCTCGATCCGGTTGGTGCTGGTCACATCATGGCCGGTTTTCTTGTAGGAGAACGCCATGGAAACCCCCTAGTCGATAGTCAGACGAACGCTGCCGTATTCGGTGTCATCGCCAATCACGCCGACCTTGAAACCAACGAGCGGCGCACTCGGGATGATGGTGCTCGACGCCGTTGGATCAATGGTGAAATCGGTGACCGAGCCGGCCACGGCGCCGCCGATCAGCCACGATCCCACCGGGGGCGTGCCGTTGATGAGCACATTCGACTCGCCGCCGGTCTGGGCCCAGTAGAAGTAGCCGGCCGGGACATCGCAGGGGGCGATACCGGCCGGAATTTTTCCGGCGGCCGTGGCCGATTCGGTCACGCCAAACCAGGGATTGTGCACCAGGCAGAGCTTCGAGGTCGCGTCCAGGGCCGCACGGATCGGAGAGGCCAGGGACAGCAGAAGCGTCCCGGAAGCGGCACAGGCGAGATGGTCCATGATGCGGTACTGCAGGCCACCTCCGGTCCCGGAGCTGATCTGCAGCATGCCGTCCTTGTATTCGTTGGCGGCCACGGCCGAGGCGCCGACAGTCACCGAAAGGGCCGTGGTGCCGACGGGGTAGACCGCGCCGGTGAGGTCCACATGGTTGGCGATACCGGCCACGCCGATACCGAGCTTGCCGGCCGAAAGCGCCGCGGCGCCGGCCTTGGCGTAGCGGAACCGTCGGCCGTCGGCGGTGACACGCAGGGTGCCCAATTCGGATTTCTGGGTGGAACTGGTCTCCAGGATGTCCTGGGGGAAGACAATCAACAGCGGATTGGACATGGTGATTCCCTTCTGGGTTTAGTTGACGCTCACGTTGGTGTGGGAGACATGGGCCTTGCGATTGGAGCAGACGAGGTTGCCGCTCCAAAGGATCTTCATGGACCGTCCGGCCGGTCCGGACAGATCAACCCATGGCTGGCGCGCGAAAAAGCCCTTCTGGTGAATGGCAAAACCGATGAAGGCAGTGTTGAGGGTATAAAGCTGACCGGCCGGGCAAAAATCATCGGCGGCCAAAATCATGTCCTCGAAAACCAGGTGCGTGAATCCGGCTGTGGCGGTGTTCTTGTCGGAGACAAAACGCTGCTGGATCGTCAGGATGCTGTTGATCTTGTCATAAATGTTCTGGGGCATTGTGGCGACGTTCGGACGCCCGTTCGCGCCATCGCGGACTTTCCCCTTGGCGCGCATCGTCCGCAGCGTGTCGAGCGAGATGGGCTCGGCGTCATTGATATTGATGGCCGTCCAGGGCTTGGTCCCATCGGCGGCGACGAGATCATCCTCGGCGATACCGCCATACTCCACGTCCGTGGCGCCCATGGTCAGGGACTGCAGCCCCGTCAGCGCTTTTCCCTTGTCCCCGCCGGCGGCATAGATGGACCTGGCCAGCTTGTCGGAACAGGTCTGCTGGGCAGTCTCGATTTTTTCGGTGACCAGGCTAACTTCGGCTTCCTCGCCGGAGTTTTTCATTTCGTCCTGCAGATAGATCGTGGCGTTGCCGTAGGCGTACTTCCACAGAAAGAAGGCGGCATTGATGCTCTCGCGATCATCGCTCGACAGCGCGTCGGCACGATCGAAGAAACCGCCTTCGGCGCCCGAGTACTTGAGCGGGATACGGATTTTTTCGCCGCCGGCGGGGCGTTCAAAAATCCCTTTCTGCTGGTTCATCAGGTAGTCCAACAAAAAGGACGTCCTGAAGTAGATGTCCACGGCCCGGCCATCCTCCGCGAAGAAATAATCGTTCGTGATGGCTTCGATTTCCGACAGGCTCAGCGCCATGGCGAAACCCTCCTGGATTGATGGTTGTTACGAACCAGAGCGCATGGCCCTGAGTTTTTCCGCCAACACGCGGGTGGTGCCGCCGAATTTGCCGGCATTCTTGAGCTTGCCTTTGTAGGCATCCTCGGCGTCTTTCGGCGCACCTCCGCCCTGAGCGCCCACAACGGACGCCGCCCCCTTGGCTTTGAAGTTTTTGACCATCTCCGCTTCCTTGGCCGCGACGGCGTCCTTGACGGCTTGGTCCTTGGCGGCTTCGGCCTGCTGCCACTTGTGGGCGAAAAACGCCGAGAACGGGTCATGCATTCCGTTCTCACGCTTCAACGCGGTGAATTCAGGAGTTTTCTCGAAGTCCACGGCGTCGGGGTACTTTTGATAGAAAGCATCCAGGCGCTGTTTCGCCTCGGACTGTCCAAGGAGGTTCTTGACCTCCTCAAGGGTACCCTTGGCGCCGGCGGCACCCTCAATCGCAGCTTCGGCCTTGGCTTGTTCGCGCATGATCGCGAAAGCCTTGGCCATATAATCAGGCTGGCTGATCTTTTCGGCCTGGAATTGCTGGCCCAAGGCCTCAAGCTCGGCGCCGAAATCACGGGATGGTGTGGACGCCGGAGCAGCGGCCGGCGCTTGCCGCATATCCATCAACTTCCCGAGCAGCCCTTCCATCATGGAGAGCTTGCTTTCCAGGAGGCCCAAAGCCGGATCACGCGCAGGCGTGGACGGCTTCGCGACGGTCGTGTCGGGGGAAACAGTCGTTTTGTCCCCCGGGAGCTCTCCACTTGTAGGGGTGACCGTGTCGGGGCCTTGAGACGGCTGTGCTTTGTCGCCTTCCGCCGGTGTGCCTTGCGAGCCGATTTCCTGCGGGGTGGTCGCACCCGGGCCCTCAGGTGTGGCCGGGCCGCCCCCCTGGTTGGGCATCGTTTCGATCAAATCGGGCATTGTTCTCCTCCTTGGTTAATCCCGGCCGTTTCGGGCTCGGTATCGTTCGATGCATTCCCGGCGGATAGGCTCCATGTTCACCGGTCCTGGTCGCGATCGCTCCCCGTGGTCTTGATGGCGAAGCCCCATGGCCTGGAGCGCCCGGCCGAGGGCCGCCCGGTCCCCCGGGTTGGCCAAATAGGCGCGAACGTCAGGATTTTGATTGTCCCGCGAGAACGGAGTGGTGCAGTCACCAATCCACGGCGCATCCGCCCGGTAGCCCGACTGCACCGGGAGTAAGGGGAACGGTGAGCGGTTTGCGGTACCCTTACATCGCGGGCACATGACCGTATCTTCCTGAATGCTTGCCAAGTCCTCGAATACCTGCCCGCACTGCGAACAGGTGAAATCGTACATCGGCACGGGCTGCTCCTTATTCGGTCGGAGGAGTGATGGGGTATGGTTGGGGAGACGCGGGAATTGCGGGAGACATGGCTTGCACAGGCATAGGCGGCGCGTGTTGCTGCTGGGCAGCGTCATTGACCCCCTTAACGCGATCCTGGATCATCTTTTGACGGTCCATCTCCATGTCATGTCGGTGTCGCTCCACACTGCGGTGAATTTCCCCCACGGCCTGAAGCGTCTCGCGTTGCTCCCGTTGCCCGGCCACCTGTGCGTCAGCGGAGGCCTTCATCGCCTCAGCTTTATGGACCTGGGCCCGGAACATTATTTCTTCGCACTCGGCAGCGATCTTGCGGATTTCGGCCTGGAGCTTCTGGAGGGTCAGGGCTTGCTCCTGCTGCTCCATCTGTGCTTGAGGATCAGGCTCGTGTGGTTGCTGTCCCTCCGGAGGCAAGGGTTTTATCTCGCCAGCCTGGATCGCTTTGGCCACATCCTTCGGGTCCATGGTCCCGATCTTCATGGCTTGGTCCGCGGCGCCCGGGGGCAGAATCCCGGCTGTCTCCAGGTTCTGGATAGCTTGCCCCACAGGGCCGGCATTCATGCGCTCCAGGACCTCGCGGGGATTGTCCCAATCCAGGCGCTTGAGGAGCTCTTCCCGATCGATGGCCCCTTCCCGGAAGAGTTCAAGCGCCTCTTCGCGCTGCTGAATTTTGGACACGGGCATGGTGGACCCGTTGACTACAGTCAGTGTGGCGGGGATACGCATGGCCGTGCCATTGATGGACACGAGCTGTGTTTGACCACTGGAATCGGAAAAGGTGATCCAGCGTTTTTCAGTATACCAATTCTGAACGTGGCTGATGAACATACGCCCGCGTTCGGTCAACATCAGCCCGTAGTTGCGGAGCTTCCCCGCCGACATGATGTTGGTCTGCTCGATCAGTGCGGCAATAGCCTTGGCAGCAATGACATCTCGGCCGGGCGTATCGGCCCGTTCCAGGTCGAACACCCCACCGACCTGAAGGAAGAAATCCTTGTGCATTTGAAGTACAAGTTGCACGTCCTGCGTATTGAGCGGGAAATCCAAATAGCGGATGCCCTGGGCCGTGGCCATGGACGTGGGCTTGATGATGCCCTGGCGGTTTGTGAAAGCCGAATCAGGGACGCCCGAGTCCCGTGGGTTGATGATCTTGGACCTGGCCGCCTGATCTTTCATGTAAGTGATTTGCGACAGGCACTTGTTGATTTCCGTTTGCAGGGGAATCAAATGGTTGAAATCGCAATCTCCCCATATGCTCGCGGTGTCGGTGATGGAGTTGGCGACAGAAAAAGGGAATTTGTCTGCCAGGTAGGTTTTAATGGCCTCATCCCGTGACATCGCGGGGTTTATGGACGGGTTCGACCTGTCATCCAACACGAGGGACCCAGCGTTACATACCGTAACACAGCGGATATTCCCCGTGTAGAGTGGGCCGTCCTCTCCCATGCTATAATCTTTGGCCCAGCACTCGATGACCATGCACTTGTCGTTGTCTACGTCCTGTCCGCGAGAGGCCAGATTGATCAACGGCGTGATGACGTTGGCGAACTTGGCAAGAAATCCAGAAGTCTGGCCCGAGGCGACTTCCTGGCGCGTGTCGTTGACTTGGGAGAGAATCGTGTTGTCGGGCTTGATTTGTTTGGCCAGCGCCTTCCACCGGCGCCGAGCTTCACGGATATCCATGGCAACCACGTGTACAACGGCCTGGGCAGCCTGGATGCTTTTGGTGTCCACGGGGTAAACGCCAAAATAGTAAGGGTCGACGGCGATGGTTTGGACCTCGCCGAGTCCGTATTCCAGGTCCGGGTCGAACACGACCTTCTCGATGGCCACGCCATAGGTCTCGCCGTTTATGACCGAGCGCTCGAAAATGGATTGTTGCTTCTGTTCGCAC